TTTCTGTTGGTTTTCTAGCTTTGTTCTTTCAGCTATAAACTCTGTCCAGACTGCTCCAAGCTCAGGCGGTGATTGATACACCAACATTTGCCTTAAATCGTACTCAGCCTGTTCTAATTGCTTCTTGCGCAGTACATTCTCTAATGCAATAGACTGTATTGACTTGCCCTTTGGCGGATTTAATTTCTGCGCTTCAGCATGTTTGTGTGCCTGTTCCTGGTGATCAAAGAATGATCCAAGCGCCCCACCCAACTCATTAACAATATTGACTACTTCGCCACCAGTAGCTTTGATTTCTTTGTAGGCTGCAACTCCGCTTTTTACAGCAGAGAATGCCATCATTGCTAATGTAAAAGGATCAATTTTACTTCACCGTAAGGTAATGCGTTAAGAATCCAACCAACGAACTAACACCAGACACGACCATCATGCCAACCCAAAACCCACCTTTGGATCTATTGGCAAGCTCAACCAATTGGCAAACAGATGCCTCAAGTTTGTCGATTTTCTTTTCAAGAGTTTCAACGGTTGCGACCAATTGGCCGTACTTAAACATGTCAATTGGTGAATCGGTACTCATGGTTTTCCTATGTCAGATAGTTTTACGCCTGCGCCAGGTTTTAGCGCTTCTTTGGTTGCTTGTTTAATTGCTCTATTTTGCAATGCTTCTCTACCCATAGTTCCAATTGGCACAATGTTGGCAGTTGTGGCGTTTAATGCTTTTTCTAGTCCTGATGCTGCCAAAGCCTTTGCACCAGCAACAAATGTATTGGATTCGTTAACAAATGCGCCCCTTGGCCTAGATTCAACGTATTGACCAGTCTTAACCAGATTGCGAATCATTTGGGAATCACCACCAAATAACGCATCTAATTTGCCGTCAACATCCATTTTATTAATGGCTTTGTTGAATTTAGCAGTAGAGAAATTACCGCTTGCATCTGTGGCTTCACGGGTTAAATAATCTAATGTGCCAGAACGCAAATGCTCAATGGCTTGTGGATTGTCTTTTAAAAGATCAAGTGAATTCTGGAAATCCGCATTCTTGGACCGTACAACAAAGTTTTGTATAAAATCTTTTGTATCTGCTTTGCCATTAACAACTTTGTTATATAAGTCGTTTTTGTTTTCTAATTCAAAATCATATTTAGCCAAACTTCTGGCGTTGTCTGCTGCAGTCTTAAGTTCAGCGGTTGCGCCAGGCATAGGTATATCTTCTAATTCTTGTCTAACAACGCTTAACGCATGGCGCACGTTGCCATCATCTGTGGCCCTTGATGCTTTGGCAATTTGTGTACGCAAATTCTCAAAATTGTCGAAATTCATTTCTTTTTTGCCGCTTGCGTATTCATCAATCCTACGCTTGAACACTTCAGGCAAAAACTCAGATTCTTCACCCTTAGACAATGCGGACAAAGCATTTTTACCAAATGTCTGCGCATCAATTGGAAACTTTCCACCACCTAAATCTTCTAAATTCTTATATGCTGATTTTGTGGCCTCAACATTGTTTTTCTTAATGTCATTGACAAAACCAATAGCATTACCAGCATCATCTACATAATCTGTGGTGAATACATTAGGCGCAGTTCTTTCCTTAATAGCTTGCGCATTAGCCATTAAATCTTTGTTCTGCTGGTTGAAATGCTCAACATATTGCTCTTTTATGCCACGCTCGTTGCGTTCCATAGAAATAATATTGGGGTCTTGCAGCGCTTGGCCCTTAGTCAAACGCACAGGAATTGGCAAAGAATCAGCTTCTAAATGTCTAGCCAAAGCATTAGAGTTTAGATCGGCAGGATTAACTGTTTTAAGTTCTGCAGCAAGCTCTGGCGTAGCACCAGCAATAGCTTGTTGAAGCACAGACTTGTTAACAGTTTGCGCAGCGCCTGCGTTTTGTGCTCCAAGAGTTTGGGCAACAGGTAATGTAGTAGGTTCTTTTTTAAGTTGTTTAGCAGCTTGAAATGCCTCATTAATCTCGCCTGCAACAGGTTTTGCACTTGGCACTTGTCCTAGTACCTCTGGCAATATTGGAGGCAACTTGGAGGCCTCAAAAGCCTTTTGTAGGTTAGATATATATGCCTGGCCTTGTGGCGTTGATGGCTGATAGCCAGGATGTTCTTGTAAAAATTTAGATGCAATCTTTTCTGCTATTGGCGCAGGCGCTTGGCCTGTTTCTATTGCTTGAGGTATACTTTGAATAATTCCCTTGGCTCCAGCAACCAAAGGCATAACTACGCCTGAAGCTGCAGCAAGACCTGCTTCACCCAGACCAGTAAATATGTCCTTGGCTTTTTGTCTTTCCTCAAACGCTTTGCCAAGCAATGATTTTTCTGCCTTAGTTTCTTTTGCTGCAGGCTCATTACCCACGTCAATTGTGTCCCACAAACTAGCCAAAGACTGTGTACCCTTGGCGCTTGGAATCACTTGAACGTGAACTGCATCATTTGCAATTGGGCGATGCAAACCAAACTGTTTAAGAAAATCCGTAGGAACGCTAGAATCAATATCTACTGCATCCCCAGTTTCATGTGCGCTGGTGCCTGGCCTTGCAACAGGATACTTATTAGGCTTTGATGCTAATTCAGCTTGTTGCTCAAAAGTTCTAAACCCGCTAGTCACAGGCAAGTCTTTGCCAAATTGCTTTTTGTAGGCATCTTTAGCTTCTTGCAGGCGACTACTTAAATCGGGTTTTAAACCTGTTTCGTCAGAATCCCAAAGTTCAGCGAGTGTTGGCATTATTTTACAATTCCTAATTCTCTTGCTTTATCTAGTTTTCTCTTAAATTCAACTCTTTCATCAGCAGACATATTCTGCTTCATTTCTTTAACTTGCTGCGGAGTCATTTCCTGCAACAATCTAAAATCATTAACAGCTGAGAAATCTAATAGTTTCTTTTGCAATGTTAATGGGTCATTTATATGTGGCTTAATAAAATCAGCTTTTGCTTTTTTAATTCTTTCTTGCGCTATTAATTGATTAGATGCGTCTTTAATGGCTTCAAGGTTCATTTTCTTATTAGGATTTGCAGCCTCAGCCAAAGCCCTTGCAGCATCAGTATTGCCACCAGTAAGCGCAAGTAAAGCAGAGTTTTTAGCCAATACATCTGTATTTGCTTTTTCTAGTTCATATGCAGGTATTCCTATTGCATTTGCCAATCCAGCAGCAAACTCTTTTCTTGATCCACCAACACCAGTAAATGACTTACCAGCCAATTCTTTGATATTTTGCAACAAACCAATTCTGCCCTCTGCCGTTTGCGCATCAGCAAATGTCTTTTGTAGATCCTCTGTGCCAAGCCCTGCATTTGGAGGCAAAGCACTTGGCACAAACCCTGGTTGGCCTTGTGTGCCAAGATAACCAGGTTGCCCTTGTGGGTTGATGGTTGGAGTTGTTGGAGGCAATACGTTTTGAATTGCAGGCACTTTACCAGGCCCACCGCCTTGATATGGTGATTGATAGATAGGCACTTGCATTTGACCAGTATTGATGTACTGTGCAGGCGCATTGACCTGACCAAACTGTTCTGCATTTGTACCAGCTTGTTGCACACCATTCTTAATTAACTGATATGCTTCTTTTGGATTTTGCTTTACAGTTTGAATTAAATTATCGTGAATTTTGCTTTCGTGCATTGGAATACCAAGATCTTCTATGAAAGTTTTAGCTTTGTTTAGCTTTTCTTCCATTTTTTTAGAATTACCAGATACAAAATCTGGATCTGTCAAAAGACCACCATATACGCCACGAGCAATGTTGGCATAATGGTTTGTTACATCTACACCAGTTTGATCTGCAACTAATTTCAATCTTTTAGCTTCAGCTTCTTTAGATTCAATAGATGGTTTTAATGTTTTTTCTGCTAGTTCTGTTTCTGCTGTAGCTTTACGCAATGCTAAAGGATTAACTGATTGCGCTTGTTGTAATTCTAGTTGAGCTTTTTGCAATTGCAATGGATTAAGTTGTTGCGCTTGTTGCAATGCCTGCGCACCTTGCGCCATGCCTAGCATTTCAGCTAAAGATGTACCTTTAACTGGCGTTGTTACTGGTGGTTGAAATGATGCTATTCCCATGTTAATCCTTATGCTTGTACAGAACTTGCATTTACGCTTGGCGCAGTATTGTAATTACCACCTTGATTTGCAGGATTTAGAAGTGAAGCCAAAATTGCACCTTGACCAATACTGTTATATCCTTGCGCTTGTGCTGCCGCACTTCCAACTTGTCCTGCAGCACTAGCATTAGCAGCGCCAACTCCAAGGTTTGCAATGTTTGTGGCATTACCTGTGGCAAGGTTAGAAAGTCCTGATACTGCATTTTGACCAATATTTGCTATACCAGATAATCTGTTATAAATATTTTGTTGTTGATTTTGGTAATTGTTAAATGCGTTTTGGTACGCATTAGAAGCATAATCTTCAGCAAATTTAGTTCCTGCTATATTAACATTAGAACCACCACCCCCAGCATTTAATGCTTGGTTTTGCGCACCTAAACCTTGGTTAAGCATAAATTGATAGTTTGGCGCAAGATTAGATTTAAGTTGTTCTGGACCAAATGACTGGGTAAGACTAGGCATTGCAGCATTTAGGGCGCTTAATCCTGCTTGGCCTGTTTGTATATAAGGTGTGTAATTAGGCGCTAAAGTTTGGAAATTTTGTTGAAGTTGATTTTGAGCATTTGCTGCAGCTTGCGCTTGTGTATTTGCAGCAGACGTAGCTGCACTAGCCTGATTTTGACTACCCATATAATTTAAAAGCGCTGCACCGCCATATATCCAGCCAAAAGCCATAATTAACCCCTTTGAATTAAAATTTCATCCACTTTAGACGCATCTTTTTCGTCTGTAGCATGAATACAAAACCATACACAATCTTCTAGGGCTTCAATCGAATGATGTAACCCTGATTTTATCTCTATACAGGCAGGAGCGCTATACTCTTTTTCACTCACGTCTGTGCGCAAAATTACCCTACCTTTGCACAAAATACTCAAATGTGAATATTTGTGCATATGTTGACCAGCAATAAAACCTTTGGGAATATTTGCTTGTTTAGCATACAAACCATCAGAAAAATGATGGATTGTGCCTAAATCAACTTCAAAATGGCCTTCCATTTGGTTGAAAATATCTGCATGATTCAAAATGTACCCCCTGATATACCGCCCAAGGCAGTCAAAGTGCCTTTTACAATCTCATTGCCGTCAATTACTGAATTTCCAGTTACTTCCTGACTACCCTGAATTGTTTGTTGCCCAGTTTTCATACTTACAAAATTAGGGCTTTGTAGCCACAATAACCAAGGCAAAGCAGGTTGCTGCGAAGTAGGGTCAATAAATGGCACTCTAGGCCAAATAATATTACCGCTAGAGCTTGAATTTGTAGTTGCCATTAGTTTTCAGCACCTTCAGCCTTTAGGTTAGCGCTTACTATTACCGCCTTTACTGGATCGCTAATGCTAACCTCATAAATACGGTCTCTGGCTTGGCCCAATCTGCGCCAAATAGCACGGTTCCTATACTTTCCAACTGCGCCAATCGTACACCAATGTTCGTTAGAGTACGTTGAACCACCGTCATTTGACCAGCGCAACATGGCTTGTGGGGTTTTTCCTTGGCCCACTTCTAAACCAACACCAGGCTGAAACTGGATCTGCAATTCAGCAAAATATTGCCGTTGTAAATCAGTAACCAAATGTGGGCAACGTCTTAGCCTACGAATTGTGTTGCCTGCTTCTGTATATACAGCATTGTCTAACTGGTATATCTGACCATTGGCATAGTCACCAACAAGGTAAACATTATTAAATATTGCACCACAATTGGATCTATGACGATTAAATTGCTCTCCATCCCATGAAAGCCATTTGTGCCACATATCTGTTGTCAGATCAAATACCCATGTAATATTGATTGTTGGAAATGTGACCACATAAAACTCATGCCCATCGAGCTGGTATGTGTAAGCCACCGCATCCGCAATGTACTGGTTCATTAGCGTTTGTTCAACTGCATGGGTACTTATTCTTTTAAACGAATAACCTTGCATAACACCAATAATGTTTTGACCTCTTGTATCTTGGCTTACAAATGCAAACTGTTCTCCAAATCTAGCCACGCTAAAAGGCGCAGCAATACCGTGTTGCACAGATGTACCGCTAACCCGCTGGAATGGAAAACTAATAATACCTGGAATTACGTTACCCACATCGGTCCACATTTCAGCCGTAAATTCTCCAAGCAAAAATACCTGCCTGTGGTCAACAATTAAAGATACAAGCGGATCTGGAGCACCGTCTTTAGTTCCATAATAAGCATTATTTGATGTTACCAATCCTAAATCAGTCGCTGCCCAATTTTGTGTTCCAGGCTGATTGTAAATAATGTAATTGTCTACAACATCACAGACATTAGCTCCTTGCCACGGTCCATCTGATGCAGGCAAAGTATTAAAACTATTTGTAGCTGCAACCCAATAATATCTGTTAACACCATCAACAATATAAGCATTTAATCCTGTATTGGTCATAATGTTGTCTGTGATAGACACATAACCTGTGCTTGTAGATAATGTACCTATTTGTTTAGATGTATATACACTTCCATAAGTTACAGAATAAACAGAAGTTCCACAAACAATAATTAAGTATTTGCCACCACTAAGAGTACGCATACCCCGCACAGGTGCATTATTTAATTGAAGTATAGATGTTAGCCCTGGCGTTGGATAAAGCGCCACTACGCCCCGACTACCAGGCGGTTTTAAAGGATCAATTTCAGGATAAAAATTGATGCACTCTTGAGCCTCCTGGTAAATGGATGCTGCTTCGTAAGATGGACCAACAAAACCAAAATCAGCCATTTTTTAATACTTTGAAGTTATTCCAAATAATTTCAGCATAAGCAATATCCAATATTGCCAATAACCAATCTTGAGTAACAAAATAATAAATAACAGCGCATATTGCAATTTTTGCAACAATCAGTCCTGCTTTTAAACCTATTTCAGAAAACAACCACGCCATGATTGGATTGGCTTCGTGTCCTACATTTGTAGTTAATGCTTTCCAAGTTGTATAAATGTCTGCACATTGCAATAAACAAAACAAAATAAATAAATAAATCATCTAAAAAATCCTCCTGAAAGTATCCAACCAGCATCTTTTTGTCTTCCAACTAAAAGCGCATCTGCATAAGTAGAAGTAATTGCTGGATTCATGTTTGTGCGCTTAACAGTTGATTTTGCTTGTGCAGCAAACTTCATAATCATCTGTATTTGTGTGGGTGAAGCCTTGCCATACATAGGCATTAGTCTTTCAGCCAAACACCACCTAAGCGCCATACTATAGCCTTGTGGTAGATTGATGTTGTCAAACATAGTTGTGAACCGACTAAATATCTGATCTACAAATATGTGCATTTGACCTTGTGATGGATTGGGCCACAAATAAATATTACCTAATGTTTCTGTTGGCTCATAATACACCGCTTTAGGCCAGGGACCGTTAAGCGTTTTAAGACCAATCATTTCGTATTGCTCAAGATTGAGCACCGCTACTGGGTAATCTAGTCCACCACCAGTTATAGGCGCACCGTTAGAAGTAGTATTAACCCTGACAAATGCAGATCTTAAACCTAATGGGCGTTGATAGTAAGAATTAAAATTAACAGGTATTGGCGTAGCCGTCATTGCTTCGCTGCTGATCGTTAGACTATTACTAATCGTATAAGATCCTGTGCCACCTGTACCAGATCCAAGAGCTGTAATTGTTGTACCTGCAGTTACACCTGCTCCAGTAATAACGCAACCAACTCCAAGCGTACCCTGGCTAATTGCGCTTACGTTTAAAGTTGTGCCAGACACAGATGCTGTAAATGTAGGCGTAGGATTGACAAATGTGGTATTTAAAAGATATGTGCCAAGCTCATTAACTTGACCACCAGCACCAGATAACATTTGTGTTATTGTGGTATTTGATGGCACATTTAGACCAGTAACAGTTTGATTTATTGATATTCCACCAGACGTTAATTGGGTAATGGTTAATATATTATTTTGTATATAACCAGTAAAAATTGCGCCTATTTGACCGCCAGGGCCAATTGTGTATTGTGTTTGACCAGGCGTGACGTTAAATATAATTTCATTCTTGTAAAACACCATCATATCTTCGTTAGACCATTGGTCTAATATGTCTTGCAGCATATCAAACGCATCTTGACTTGCTTCTGCAGTTGGAACTTCACCAGCTTCCAAAGCACCAATATCTTTTAATGCTCTGCTAATTATGTCATTTGGCGTTGTCATTGTAAAAACTCCACAACATCACCAACATTCAAACCTGAAAGAAATGTAATAGTAGATGTATTAGTTTCTGTGTAATTAAGATTAACTATTTGTTTGCTTCCATTTACAAATACTTTCATACTATTATTTCCTGTATTATATGAAAGTCCAGTAAATACAGTTTGACCTTGCGTTGCAGTTACATAAGATTGAGTTCCCGCACTTGGTAAGCCAGACAAATTATCCATTGACCAAATTTGTGAACCAGAACTATTTTGTAAAACAAACTTGTATGAATAAATACCATTTAACCAAATTTCATTAGGCGGTCTGCCTGATGAATCCAGAACTATTGGATTTGAATTTGCAATACTACCAGATGCAGATGTATAAGTTGCAATTGGAGTTGTTGTCCCAGCTAAATAGGTATATAACAATCCTCCAGACAAAGGAATTCCATTATTATCAAAAAATTGCCATCCTGCGCCACCTAAAGGTGAAAGATTAACTGCCATATATATTCCTTAGTGCAAATAGTATGTAATTCATTATGCAACCCTTGTAACTGAAGCCCAATTTGTAAATACAGTAGATGACTTATTAACATTTACAACAACTTGAACAAAACCAGTATTTGATGCACTTCTTCTCAATGTATCTGTTATAAATGTTACTGAACCAGAAGTTTGATCAAATATACGTGTACTAGCTTCAACAAAAGTTCCTTCAGCAGTTTCATAAAAATAACTTGATCTGAACGCATAAGTAGAGCTATCAGCCCACCCACCTCTATTTACTAAATACACAGAAGTAACATCATAACCATAATTAAAATTAAATGATGTTGTAGAACCACCAGGTCCAGTTACTGTATTTTGTCTTACCATTTCTAATAAGCCAGAATAAACACCTGGTGAAATCATTACATTATTGGCATTGGTAGAAATTTGACCTAGTGATTGATAGGTATAACCAGGTAAAAATTGTGGAGATAAACCAATAGAACCAATTAATACTTGAGGGTTGGCAGTTAATACCATTGAATAAGGAAAACTAAATTCGCACCCATAAAATTCAGAATAAGAATTTGAATTATTTAAGCTAACAGTACAGACTTCTTGAATACAACCAAAAAATTTATTTGAATTATTATCTGCACCTGATGCACCTGTTTGTGCAATAAAGATACCTGTAGGATTTGTATTAGGTGATGTTCCTACATTAATACCTTCCATGTGAACACCAGAAAAAATATTTGTTCCGCCATCATCAATTTGAATACCTGTGTTCGTATTTTGACCAATACGCATATTATTAAAATTATTTCTGTTATTTCCAGCAGAATGTCCAGAAGTACCAGCAAACCATATACCGCGAGTACAGTAATAAATAGCTATATCATTAAAATTGTTGTACCAACAACCGCTATCTTGTGAACTTACAGGAATTCCAGATCTAAATATAATACCCTCTGTTAAACCTAATAAATATAAGTCATAAAAAGTGTTAAATGTTTGGAAAACCGTTGTTGAATTGGTTGTTACATTTTCAGGAACTAATCCAATCCCATATACAGAAGTTTTACTATTACCATCAATAGTTAAATGTTCAACTGCACAATTACTATCTGACATACGAATCATATACATGTTGTTGCTACCAGCTTTTATTATGGTAGAACGACCTGCGCCACGAATAAATATACGACCTGTTTCTAAATTAGGACTTGTAAAAGGAATTAATAAACCGTTTAAAGTAGTATCTGCGCCTGCATTGGTATTTACTTGACCATTTAATAAATATGTTCCAGCAGGGAAAAATACTGTTCCACCACCAGCAGAACGAACGGCATTAATAGCATTTTGACATGCTGCAGTAGCATCAGTTGCTCCTGTGTTATCTGCTCCAAAATCAAGAACACTTACAATTTCTTGTAATTTTTGATTAAATGGTCTGTTTATTGCATTAACAGAACCTTGATCATATTTTGGAATTAATGTTGTCATTACTAATCTCTTTTAATTTGTTGAAATGTAATCAGTCATAAATACACAAACTGCGGCTTGTGCACTTGCCGTTGTATTTGTAACAGTTAAAGTCAAATCGTTTCCACTTGTGCCAATTGACAAAGTAATATATCCACCACTTCTATAGTCATTATTACCTAGTGATTGTTCATAAATTGGTGTGCTTAATCCATATTCAATTAAAGTGTTATTAGAACGAGCAGAAATTATTGTTGCTGTTGCAGATTGAGCTGATCCATTAGTGCTGTTATATGCTACAACTTTAATTTCAGTTCGAATAAATCCTCTATAGTATGATGGCAATACTGTAATAGTAGAATTTCCACTAGCAGTAATTGCTCCAATGTAGGTGCTGCGTTGACGAATACCAGAAGAATAAGTCGAATTAAAAGCTGAAAAAACACTTCCACTTACGCTTAAATTACTTGCACCTGGATCAACAGTATTACCTATTGATATACCACTTGATGAAAATATGGCTATTGATAAAGCGCTATTTGTTGAAAATCCTAATGAATTTGATGCTCTCAAATACATGCCATTAGTAGGAGCACTTGAGCCACTTGGTACAAAACTACTAGAAGTTAATGCTCCTGTACTTGGCACAAAACTTAAATTAGTGCTTGATGTAGTTTGAGGCAAATTACCCGTTGTAGAAGAAACAATTGTTGGATACCAAGTAGCACTAGAGCTTGTGTTATCAGTGATTGCAGTATTTGTTGCATTTGTTGCAGAGCCAACTGATAACGTAGATTGAGCTACATACTGAGGCGCTGATCCGCTAGATGTAAGAACGTAATTAGCAGTTCCTATTCCTAGCTTGGATAAAGCAGAACCAGATGCGTAATATGGCAAGTCTCCTGCTGTATAACTGGTTAAACCTGTACCGCCTGCGGTTGTAGGTGTTGTCTTCCAACCAATTACTTGTATTGCAGCGCTGTTATCTTTATAAAAGAGTTTGCCGTCTGTGTAATTAATAGCCAATTCACCCGCACCCAAATTGGCAGCGAGAGGCGTATTAGTAGCCGTTCCGCTGTTGTAAAGATAAATTGGGGTATAGTTTGTTTGCGCCATTTTTAAATATTAGGTGTAAAAACTTGTGGTTTCCAGGGCGGTACAACAGTTTGCTTAGATAGATATTTTAACTGTTCTATGAGTCTAGATGTAATTAAATTTACACCATCCTTGTAGGTGTCGCTCTCTACCCATTTAGCGACCATATCCTCAGTCACTTGCGCAAAAGGAACGGTCATAACTGGGTTTGTAAACCACCAATTGCCTTCTGTTTCCACTTTTTTATCATCCTCTGTTGCTGTTACAAAGTATTTGGC